TAAACCACGGTTTGCCCAATCCGCAAACAACAGGTTCAACGATCTTTTGGCTGTTTTTAGGTCATAGCCTGTCCTAACTTCTAAGCCACAACGCTCAAAAGCCTCTTCGATGTAATCCGCTACATCTAACTCAAAATTTGTTGAACCTGAAGTTGTCATTACATCATGCCTTTAGGTTTGCGTACCACCATCGGACTTTGCATAGCTTGACCAAGACTTTGGGCAAAAAGATTTGCTCTGTTGACATCAACATTGCCGCCCATTTGAAAACCCATTGCCATAGATTTCCTTGGGCTTACCATGCCACCGTCCATATAACCCTTTTTACCTTTTTTGGATTTGCACTTCATGACTTTCTCCGTTTCAATGATTTAACACGTCTCGGCTTCCCCGCTGGTTGCCCTAAACGCTTCTTCTGCGCTATTCTACTACGTTTTTCCGCAGTTGTCATTTCTCCTGCGGTCTTGGGAGTCTTTTTACTAACCCGTTTGGTGGGGCGACAATATGGAGTACCCCGTTTCTCACCTTTGCTACGCCCACATGCTTTCCCCGTGCGAACGTCCTTCCATTCCTCTTTGAACCACCTCTTGAGTGCCGCACCTTTTTTAGTCTTTCTCACAGCCATTAGTATGTCTTACCCTTGCGCTTAGTTCCCCGTGTCTTAGCCTTAGAAGATTTACCTTTTCTTCCAGTCCCCCAGTTTTTAGCTCCCACCTTTCGGCATTTAGCAATCGCGCCCGAAGCATACGCAGAGGGAAAGACCTTATATCGTGCTTTAACTTTTCGATAACATGCATCTTTTGCCACCTTGCTGCCTCCTTTGGTAATTTCTTGGCTGATCTGGGATCTGGTAATTGCCATTAGAACAATCGTTCAATGCCAGCAGCAACTATAATCAGAACAACAATGCCCCACAGCCTGTTATCCAAAGCCTTTAATTGCTCTTGGATCGCAGCATAGCGGCGGGTGCACTCTTCTTCGTGCTTTTCCAATTGTTTCAATACATCACGCGGGGTCATTAACATCTCCATCTTTTACGGGCTTGGCAAATACGTTTGTTGGGGGTCTTACGACAATTAATATTATGCATCTTCTTCTGACCTTCAGAACGAGAGCAATATGAACTGCGGCGTTTAGCACGAGCTTTGCTCGGCTTCTTCTCCGTTACAGCCGTTTGGAGTTTTGAACCAGGGTTCTTGCGGCGGTAAGCCTTGACCCCCGCTTCTGTCATCCCCGCACCAGACTTGGTGGGGCGGAAATTCTTTTTGTTGCGCTTTGGCATTTTTTTAGGAGCACGAGCCATCACAGCCTCCCATCATTTTTTATATACACAATGTCAAAACTTGCAGAAACCTGCAAATTGGCATTAGAGCTACTTGCGGTAGCACGCATCTCTATATCAGTTTTTTCTGGTATGGCTTTAGGGATTGGGTAGTCAACAACATTCTGACTCAAGACAACTGTGTGCTTGTCTTGTGTTCTGAACACACCATCAGGCTCTCTTGTTACAAGCTTTGTGATGCCAAATTTGTTATTTTGCTCTGTATAGCAAGTTGTGTTGTTCTGGAGCATGTACGCGGTGTATCCAGCGGGAACAGTCCATACTGCCATCAGCGTTTGATTTTCACCCAACGCGATACGAGCATATGTGGTGGAGGCGTTGGTAATGTTTATGGTGCCAGACGGCTCCTGTGAGCCTTCTGTAAACGCTCTGAATACGCGAAGAAAAAAACCGTTGGTTTCGGCAACGCCAGTGCCATCTAATGTAATTGTTTCGGATAGCTGATTATAATTAGCATCCAAGCCCTGAACAGTCACTTGTACGCCGTCATCATTTGCACCATCAGTGCTAGTTGCTGTCATCTTCACAGCAGAAGAAGGATAGGTGTATATACCACCCACATCCCAGATGGTTTCCTCCACTTCTTGAACAAGAGCGTTAAATCCAAATTTATGTAACTTATAGTGTGCAGGAATCTGCCCACGAGCAACCTGTAGCTCAAACGGTTCGCTTGTGCCAACCTGAGATATAGATCTTATCTCGTGGACAGTCATTGTTTTGTACCTATGCGTGAAACACGGTCATGTTTGTCCAAACAGTAGTTCCAGCAGTATATGGAACAAAGATACCGTTTACAAAAGCAATACCTTGTTCTGGGATTGTAACATCACGCTCCGCAGTAGCACTAGCAACAGTGCCCAACTGAAGAAGCGTAGAGCCACTTTCCCCTGCATCTGAACTATCTCTGAACGAAACATTGCCAGCGGTGGCTGAGTTTACGATAAATGCACCTTTAAGACGGCTACGACCAGCAAATACAACCGCAATCGCGCTTGTGTTCATGCCTGCCGTAACAGCACCAGCCGTAGCATCGTCAACCGCAATTTGCGTTACGGTTAAAAAATGCTTGGTGCTAGTGGCAGCAGCAGTGTCTGCACCAGCTACGGCTTCGGTCAAAGCATTTCCGTTGACGTCTGTTCCAGTAATCGTAAAAGTACGAGCTTGGTCATCGCCAGCAGAAGTAATAGTGACCTGTCGTGCCGCATTAAAAGTTGCGACACCACCTGAAGCCTTGGCTCCATTAATCGTTAAATTGCCTGCACCTGAAGGAGTTTGCGAAGTTGCAATTCCATCAGCGTCCGCCGCATCTGTATCCGCCTGAATGAAGACGGCTTTTACATCAGAGCCTGACATATCAGCCTCCTCTATTCTGCGCCGTTATTGGCCATCGCGTAAGTCAGAGCACCAACAAAAGTACCGCTAGTAGCCGCAGATGCGCCCACATTTGCAGTTACTGTTGCGTTTGCAGCAAGACCACCAGCAACGACCAGAGCACCAGCCGCACCAGTAATTTCACCTTTTACGTCAACTGGCAACTCGTTGGCGATACCATCAGGGTCGGCAGAAGTACCAAGATCAATAGTTGGGTTTGTGCCACCAGCCGCAGCTTGAACTGTCTGGACGCTAAGAACGATAGCACCAGCAGGAAGAGTCAGTGTTTGACCAGCGGAAGAGGAAGTGCCAATGCGAACATTGGTTGCGCCAGTTGCTGTAGGATCACAAGCAAACTGAACAGTTTGGGTCATAACGCCAGGGGTTACAGTACCCTTAACGCCGCCGCCATATGAGCGGACTACACCCTGGAAGGTAGTATTAGCCATGTCAATCTCCTGTCGTGGCTAGTGTCAACCGCCCCATGCGGTTGTCAGGATATCAGAGTATAGCATTAAAAAGAAGGAGCCGCAACGAGTACGGCTCCTTTAGTCGAGGGGAGGAAACAATAACTTAACATAAAAAATTAAAAAGGGCGACTATAAAGCCGCCCTTTAAGCCCAAAGACAAAACTAAGGACGCTGTTATTTAGGCACCTTCGGAACCAAACACTGCGCGTGGATCAGAGAAGCCGAAGCTATAACGCTCACGAGCCTTGAAACGCATGTTGCCTGTGTCGAAGTCTGCTTCCATCTGTGTTGACAGTGGCACACGCTCGAAGTGGATGAACCCACGAGGAGCGTCTGTCATGATGAAGAACGCATCAGGATCTGTCAGGAAGTCGTTAACGGCATAACCGTCAGGCAACATTCCCATAGAACGAATTGCGTTTACATCGTTGTCAGCAGTACCAACGCGGAGGTTGGATACCATCAGACGTTCTGAAACGAACTGAAGCTGGCGAGGTACGATCAGCTTCATGCCGCGCAGAGCAACCTTCAGACCACGTTCGTCAACGAAACCAGCGATGTTGATCAGAGCGTCTTCAAGAGAAGTTTCGTTCAGATCAGCAGCAGTTGATGGTTCGTTAGCAAAGGTGCTACCGTTGGTCAGCGGGTGATCAGTTGCGCAAAGTTCTTTGCCATCACCACCAGTTACGGTGCTGTCGAAGGCATTGTTAAGAACAGCGGCAGCTTTAACCTGCTTTGTGTGAGCCATTGAACGAGCAAGAGCACGAGTGTAGCGGCTGGAGAGACGATCATAAAGATTATCTTCCACAGCTTCTTCAGTAATGCTGAATGCCAAAGCAATGGTTTCGTGGTTGTAACGAGCAGTGTATGCTTCGTTAGCGTCATCAAAATTCACCGCAGAACCTTCTGATTTAGTAGGTGCCGCACCGAACCCGGATAACATAACCTCCTCCTCGAATGCTCTATCTGAGGATTCGGTGGTGAAGAT